TATCGGGGATTTCTGCAACTACATGACAAAAATTATTTTGTACTGGCAAGAAAAGACATCTTTTGAGTGGATGCCGTCAGAATTACCGGCAATCTATTTGGCTCAAAGAGGTTATACAGAGGGCACCAACACACTGGACACGTTATTTTGTACTATAAGGGGAATATTATGATTAGAGAATTAGTATTAGTTTATAAAATCTTAAAATGGCATGACCGCACGTTTAAAGACCTGCCAATGTCAGAGCAGAAGCAGAAACTTATCGGCGAAATTGCCGAATTTAACGAGGCAAAGGCAAAGTACATTAAGTCGCCATACCCTAGAAGACCAAAGTACAAATATGCCGTGGATGGTGAGCTGATAGACGTTATTATTGCCGGTATTAACTGCCTGAAATACCCCGATTTCTATGAGCGTGTTGCCGTAAAGCATAACATTAACACCCATAGAACTTGGAAAGGAGACCACCATGTGTCAACCAAATAACGCCAGTATGGAAGAAGTATATAAAGCAGAAGTTGAATGCTTGCGGAGACAATTAGCTGAAAAGGATAAGGAAATACAACACCTAGAGGAATTGCTAGATAACGCATTAGCAGAGTTGGACAAGTATATTCAAGGAGCAAGACAATGAAAATTCTTAACTTATATGCCGGTGTCGGCGGCAATCGCAGATTGTGGGGTGACAAGCACGAAATAACTGCCGTAGAGTGGAATAAATCCGTTGCTGATTGCTACAAGGATTTATACCCTAATGATACCGTTATCGTGGCAGACGCTCACCAATATCTATTAGACCACTACCACAAGTTTGATTTTATATGGGCAAGTCCACCGTGTCAAACACACTCATCATTTAGGCAGAATATTTGTGTAAGGTTTCACGGTACAAAACCTGAATATCCTGATTGTAAACTATGGCAAGAAATTATTTTTTTAAAACATAATGCAAAATGCGATTGGGTAATAGAAAACGTAATTCCTTATTATAAACCCCTTACCCCCCCCGATTTTATTCTGCAAAGGCACTATTTTTGGAGCAATAAGATGTTATTAGCAACTAACTTTGAAAAGGATAATATTCGCACCGCTCAAATTCCTGAACTGCAGCAAAAGCATAATATAGATTTAAGCAGATATAAGTTTGAGAATATAGATAAACGGCAAGTGTTGCGTAATATGGTTGCGCCGGAACTTGGCAAATACATTTTTGAACAGATAACAGGAGAAAAGCTATGAGTAAAGCAAACATCAATGATTTATTTAAGACGGAGAATGAAGAATGATTAACATACAAGACATTATACCATTTATGAAAAAAGGCTGGGTTGCTATGGATAAAAGTGGAGAATGGTGGTGGTATAGTGAAAAACCTTCTCCTTATGGCAATCAATGGCACGTTCAAGACGGTAAAACAGGTTTGGTTGATAATATTGCTTTTGATATCGCTCCTGCTGATGACTGGACTAAATCTTTAATATGTATAAAGGGTGAAAACAATGAATAATGAATGGAAGTTTATTGATGGGTATAATAACCATTATAAAATCAATAAAGATGGTGTAATAGTGAGTGTTAGCAAGAACATTCCGCTGAAATGCTATGTTACTCCCAAAGGCTACAAAATGGCATCGTTATGCAAAAATGGTAAATCATATAAGGTATTTTTACATCGCTTGCTAGCTATTGCTTTTATACCAAATACCGAAAACAAACCATACATAAATCACAAAGATGGAAACAAATTAAATAATTCTTTAGATAATTTAGAATGGTGCACTAAAAAAGAAAATAATGCCCACGCTTGGCGAACTGGATTATGTGAAAATGTAAGAAAGATAAACAGAGAAAATGGGAAAAAGAGAGATATGACAGAAATACACAAAAAGGCGTGGGAATCGTGTATCGGTGTTAAAAGAAGCGCAGAGATACGCAAAAAAATCAGTGAAGGACATAAAGGTTTAGGCGCAAAGCCTATAAAATGTATTGAAACAAAAGAAATATTTAGTTCTATACAAGAAGCTGCAAATAAATATGGAGTTTGCCACGAATCAATAAGGGCTGCTGTTCATAACGGAAAAGCAAGTTGCGGTTTGCATTTTGCTTTAATAAAGGTAGGTGGAAAATGATAAAACTGGTGCGGAGAGGGTTGGTGGAAACACGCAAGCGGACTCATAGACGGTATGAGTGGGGCAACACGCAGACGTGCGTTTATACTTCGTTAAATGACAGACAAAATCCTGCGTTAGCTGTCAGCCAGTTATTTTTGAAAGGAGTTAAAAGATGACTGACTTAACCGAGAAATGGAAAAAAGGCGAACTACCTTGTGGATGGTATTATGTCAAAGGTAATAGAGCAGAAGGCATATATGCATATACTGCTGAATATCTGAATAATATGTATAGACCTAGAAATGGCGAAAAAATTATTGAGCAAGTGCCAAGTTACGATGAATGGCAACAGCTTAAAGAACTGCTGAAAGAGTGCTTGGAAAACATTACCAACAGTTGGGATAGTTTTATTGATATTGCTGCTGGTGGGGAAACTGCAGAATTGATAGAGAAAATCAACCAAGTATTAGGAGAAGAATAATGGAAGATAGACTGAAGTTTAGAATATGGGATAATAAAGAAAAGAGATATGTAGAAGAATATCTTGATAGAGAAATTATGTTATCAATAGACGGAACACTCAATGCTTGCGCTTATGATTTTTCAGGCAACAGGAGTATTGAGGATATAAATAAAAATAATCGGTTTGAGGTAGAGTTCTGCACCGGCTTAAAGGATAAGAACGGACAGCTGATTTATGAAAATGACTTGATTAAAATAGACGATGATGTTGCCGTGATTAAATGGAGTGATTATTACGCAAGGTTTATGTTAGAATCGTCAGAAGATAATTTTGATTTTGAAACAACCTATGCCGAGGAATGTGAAATAATCGGCAATATTCACGAAAACGCTGACTTGTTAGGAGAAGAATAGATGTTATGGCTAATAGGAATCGGGTTGTTAGGTGTTGTATTTTTTGAACTAGCTTTAATTAACCTTTTAAAAGAAACAATTTTTAGGGAGAAAGAATAGATGAGATTTGAACAAGCTTTACAGGCTATGAGAGAGGGTAAAAAGGTTAAGCGACCTATTCATATATTACCTTTTTCAATGAAACAAGGTAGAATTGTAGCTGTTTATAAAGGAAAGAATGGAAAAGACAAATACGATTTTGTAGAGGGAATGTACACAAGCAATATTATAGCCGGAGATTGGGAGATAGTAGAAGATGAACAGAAGTCTTGATTTCACCGCTTGCGATTTACCCTGCGAACACCCTTGTTGGAGAAAACTTACAGAGGAAGAATGGAAGTGGTTAGAAAAACACCCAAACAGACAAGCTTTTACTTTACAATGTATTGAAAAGGAAAAAGAAGATGAGCCACAATCCTAGAATGCCAAGAGAACCTTTTACCTATGAAGATGTAAAAGATTTGCCACCGCAACTGTTAGAACAGATAAAAATAAGCGTCCCTATCTTGAAAAATCCGATATACGAACTTTGGTTAAGAGGTTTAAAACAGAAAGAAATTGCGGAGAAAATAGGATGTTCTAGGCAGTATGTTAATCAATGTATTAAGAAATATAAGGAGTTATTAAATGAGCCACAATCTTAAAGAAGAAATAATTAAAATTATGTTAGATTCACAAAAACATGGATTTAACACATGCGTAAAACTGGTGAAAATGTTTCGTGATGCCTTGGCAGAAAAAGCAACAGAAGAACAGCTTACACCATTAAATGCGGTTATTTGTCAATTAGAACAAGCAGAAAAGGAAATTTACGATGTCAACAAATCCTAACACAGTAAAATCACAGCATGAACTCAACGAGGGCGGTCGTAAGAGTGATGTCCTATTGTCCACGATTGAAGAATTGGAAAAGGTTAAGAAAGAAAGAGATAGATACTATAATGCGTTGATGAGTATTCAATATGAAACACCTGCTTTAGGTGGAGATAAAGAAGATATGGAACACGCACTTTGTAATATAGATTGGTTATGTAATTGGGCTTTAAGACCTGATGAAATGCGAGAAATGGAGAAAGAAAATGCCTGATGATATTGCAAGAGCAGAAGAAAGATGTATGGAAAGACTGAAATCAAAAATACAAGTATTGGAAACATCATACGACTTTGATACAGCAAGGCTAGAGGAAAAATGCGAGCGTTTGCAGAAACAGTTAGATATAGCGGTTAAAGGTATAAAAGCCGTACTAGATGATGAGTTGTTTTGCAACACGGCAGACGGTGGACTTATTATGTATCTCTATACAGCACTAGAAAGAATAGAGGAGCTAAATAAATGAAATACATAAGCAGGAATAACCACTGGAGCTTTGGTATCAGCTTATCGCAGAATAAGTTTTGTGGCGGAAAATATACCGAATATGAGTTAAGAATTGACTTTTGGAAATGGAGTATAGGAGTAGTATTATGAAAGATGATATGGAAACCGAGTGCATGAACGAACTTTTTGGCACATCAGAGGACGACTTGCCCTATGTCAACCATTGGCGACCAGTAGCTATTGTTGACACAGACGGAGAGGAAATCCGCAAGCTCACCAAAGAGGAGCAAATTGAGTGGATAAGACAGCAGAGAATTATTTTAGATGAACGTTAATGGGCGGTGATCGTAACCCAATTCAGTTTTAAAACTAACCGCCCACCTTTTTAAACTTGACTCTTGGAGAAAATAATGCTTTTAAATGCTAAACAAGCGTGTGGATACTTAGGAATAGGTCGTTATCTATTTGATACAGCCGTTAATAAAGGCTATATACCTTTTATAAAGCCATCCAAGCGTAGATTATTTAATACAGAGGACTTGGACAGGTGGCAAAGAAACACACAGAACCATACAGATTATACCAATACAGAGGTATTTGGTACGCATACATCCATTTCTCTCGCCAAGATGGAAAGACCTATCACTTTAGAGGAACTACTGGTACAAGAGAAAGAGCGGTTGCAGAAAGATGGGTTATTGAAAAAATCAATCAATCTTACCAAGAAAGCCCTACCCCATCAACAAGCATAACACTTGAAACCGCTTGCGTATTATTTTATGAACACCATGGGAAATATTTATCTCGCCCTTTAGAAGTCTTACAAAGACTAACCAACTTAAAAAAACATCTCAAAATAAAGAATTTATCCGAATTATCAAATAAAACTATCTCTCAAATGGTAGATGCACGAAAGCACGAAGTCGCTAACGGCACAATTAACCGAGAATTAATGCTTTTATCCTCTGTATTAAGCAAGTGCGAACTTTGGGGATATAATGTACCGAGAATAAAAATATCCCACTTCAAACTCAAAGAAAAAGCCGAAAATGTAAAATATCTTGATAGTTGGGAAACAGCACAAAAGATTATTGATAACTCCGCCCCTCACCTAAAGCCTATTATCTACACAGCTTTATATACAGGGTTAAGGCGGTCAAATCTCTTAAACTTAAAATGGGAAGAACTGGATTTTAAGAATAACACAATCAACATCAAAGTTAAGGACAGAACAAAAGACGGTGGCAAAAACCTATCAATACCTATGATAGATAAACTTAAAAAGATACTACAAGCTCAACCAAAAGTTTGTGAGTATGTCTTTACATATAATGGAAAACATATAACAGATATAAAACGCTCGTGGCACACAGCACTAAAAAAAGCCGGATTGCCTTATACGAACTTTCACACATTAAGACATACGGCTGCCACTTGGATATTAAAAAAAACAGGAAATTTAAAGCTTACACAACAGATTTTAGGTCATTCGGATATAAAGACAACAACTAAATATGCTCACGTTCTGGATGATGAAAAAAGACAAGCATTAACCGCTGTTTTTGAGTGAACTTGTAACAAAGTTGTAAAATTATGAAAGTTGTTAAAAGAAAATTATGTTAAAACAAATGCTTATAAATATAGATAACCTCTTTCGTAATGCGTGGGTCGGGGGTTCAAGTCCACTAAACGGCACCATCTCAAAGCCTTGTTTTTACAAGGTTTTTTTATTATCTAAGCAAAAATAAAGAGAATTAAAGTTGTAACAAAGTTGTTAAAAAGTGCTAAAAAATGTCGAGTCGTTTTAAAGAAGTTGTAACAAAAGTGTAGCATCCTAATCTCGATTCTTTCCTTTAGCCATAGAAAGAATTTTATCGGCTATAATTTTCTTGCGGATTTCTTCTTCAATACCCTTATTAATCACATTGTGAGGGGAATATTCAGGGAAGTCTTTTAAGATTTTCTGCACAAAATCAACGAACTTATCAGAAGTTGCATACCGTATCTCGCCTGTATGGGGATTAAATGCCCCGATATACTCGTCAACATAGGTAAGATAGATATGTTTGTACATCAAATCATTGCCCGCCCAATCTTTTAACATCTCATTAAGGGCTCATCTTGCGACAAGCCCCCGCCTAAAAAGCTTGCTAAATGCAATTAAATTATACAAGAATCCTAGCAAAAGTCAATTATCTGCCCTTGTTGTTGATTATTTTTTCTTTGAGCCAAAAATTCTCGTAATTGTCATGATACCGCTTAACTTCGGGTAAATCCTTGTAAATCTCCTCAACAGGAATATTAGAAACTGGATGCCACACAATCAAGTCATCCCATTCTTCTTTTGGAAAAAGGTTTTGTTCTACTGGAGCTTGTCTAGTTTTATCGAGCATTCGATTACCTCACCATAAGTTTGTACGTTTCTCAAGCAGTTTTCTTTTATCTTATTTCTTGTTGTTGTCGTGCAAGAGCCGAGCAACATCAGCAGGCAAAGAAGTATGATAACAATCACAAGGCTCTTTAACGTGCTTGATGACTTCTCTGACTTTTTCAATCGTGTTACTGGCTTCCAGTTGCTTTTGGTTATAGTTTTCAATTTCTTTCTCCATAGAATTAAGTTTTGAGTTAAGCTCTGTTTTTTCGGTTTCTAGTAGCTTTATCTTTTTTCCACGCTCAACATATTGCAAAGAAAATATATACGCTACCACGCAAAGAAAAACCGCTAAATAAATTAAAAAAGTACGCATAACACTATTCCCAAGTAACCACCAAAAATCCACTCTCCAATATTCCATGAAGTCTTATCTTCTTTTTTGAGTATTTTTCTGCCGATTATTCCACCAAGCCAGTAGCAAGTTCCCATGCCTAAGCCTGTAAGCATATATGGGATATTGTTAAATGCCAGTCCGATAATGAAAGTCAGTATCAAACCACGCAAGGACAAGCCAACCCAACCGAATAAAACAGGATAGTCAGTTAATTTATAAACTTTTCCTTTATAAGTGATTTTGAGATTGTCCACGATGTCATCTACCAAATCGCAATCAGACCGTTCACTTGGTTTACCGCCACCAGTCACACATGAGATGTACTCCCCCCATCCGTAGCTTTGATATGATACGAGCGTTGCGATAGAAGATACTAGCCATTTGTTGAAATCCCATACCGTCAAATAGCAGTATTCAGCAGAATATAACAAAGCAAACCAAATCTTGTTAAGCGGAAACTTTATGTTGGTGAATGGTATTCTTAACCCACCACGGATGCGCCATAACAAGCTTGAAAGCAAACAAATCAATACATTACTCATCTTATCCCCCTATTAATCCTTTCAAGTCCGCAATATTAACCCCAAACGCTAAAACTGTTAAAATCGTAAACCATATCCAAAACTTAGGATTTTGAATAAGCTCTGATAAAAATAGCCAACCGCTTTGCTTTCTCTCAAGTAGCCTTTCAACAGCTTCCTTCATGTCGCAAACGTTTTTATCAATCGAGTTGACTTTATCCTCAATACTATCAATTCTTTTTCTCATCTCCTCACCGTCTTTTACTAGAGCTTCAAGCACAATCTTAGTTCCTTTCCCTATATCTTGACCATCAACAGTCGTTACCGCTTCATATACGTCTTTGGCTGTCATATTATATCTCCCACACTCCTGTTCTGATAAGTTTAGCAATACGCTCACATCTTTTGGGTGTCTGCCTGTGGTAATTACTATCAAGACATTGTTTGCTTGCTTCCGAGTAGTCTTTAACTCGTATAGCCTCAAGCATCTTCTTGAATTTACATAAGCCGTCATAACCCATTTGGAAGCACATATCTAAGAGTGCGTATCTTCGTTCATTGTCGAGATAGTACCAGAACCCTAGCTTTCTAAGGTCTTTAAGGCAAATCTCCATGTCATTTCTCAAAATCATATATGCCATGTTTTTAGTTATGCCTTTTTTCCAATCGCCGATGGCTTTCTTTTCTTCTTCGGTAAATGGTCGAGCTTCGGTATTATGCCCAATTCCTATTGAAAGTTTGTGTTCCGTGCAGTAGTAGGGCACTGAACTAAATCCCTCATGGTATTCAAGACGTTGCTCCCAGTTCATCTCCAACACTCCTATTTATAGATTAATTTAGCCCAAACAAGCCATCTACATCTTCTGGTGTAAGCCCAAACTGTTCACAAAATTGGTCTAGTAAAGGGTTTTTGCGCTCAATGAATGTTGCATAGTTTAATTCTGCCCAAACTTGTTCATTTATTGCTATCAAATCTTCAATTTGAGTACGGGTAATTCCACGAGATAAAAGACCTAAGATAAATTCTCTTGGTGTCATCTGTGCATAAAATTTCTTCATTTCTTTTTCAGAAACTTCAGTATAATCAGATGCTGATTCTCCATCTTTTAGGTCAACAGTCTTATAAAACTGATTATTTTTTATAAGATATTTTCCTTCGTCTGCAATTAAACGTGTGATTTGTTTTGTTTCCATTTGTTTTCTCCTTTAAGAATTTGAGTTATTTGTTGCAATTGTTGTGTTGCCGATTTTCACCCCAACATTATTTATAAAACACAACCAATTTGGGTGTGCAGTTCCTACCGATTGATAAGTATACTGGTTGCCAGATTGATTGTAGTAATAAGTGTTGTTATCTGATAATGTAATAGCACCTGATGATGCACCTGTTATTGTATAGCCTGAAGTTGTTTCAGGTGCAGAATATACAGTAGATGTAGTAGTTGGATTTGCTGTATCTGTATAACATTTTTGATAGTCAATAGAAAAACTATTTGATTTATCTGAAACACCAACTGCAACGAATTTCCCATTATTGTCTACTGCTAGCTTTCTCCACTCTTGATTGTCTTGCATTGTGGAAGCAGTCCACGTTTCACCTCCATCTATTGAGTAATATGAATTAGTGCTACTGGTAGCTGTATAAATTCCAACAATTACATTATTACTACATGCTATATCACCAATATTATATGGAATACTTGTTCCTTCTGTCCATGTAACACCGTGGTCTGTGGTATATGCTGTAAGTCCACCATTACTACTCACAACAACGTATTTATTATCAATATTATAATTAATATCCCACCCACCTGAGGAGGGAAGGTTTCCCCCTTGAGACCATGAAACACCATCTTGAGAGTAGTAAGAAGTATCAAACCCACCGCCTGTAAGGATAAAGTATTCCCCATCAAAGCCTATATAAGATGGATTATTTGATAAAGAAATGCTACTCCACGAAACACCATGATTTGTAGAATATGCTATTCTTGAATAATCTACACAAACAAATACACCATTCCCAAAAGCGAAATTATTTCCAAATGATGGACTAAAGGGCAAATTTCCACCAGTTGTCCATGTTTCTCCGCCATCTGTTGAATAGCTTGTTTTCCTTGAAAAAGGCATAACCGCCACAAAAGTTCCATCTCCATAAGCAACAGAAGTAGCACCATTTGGCAAATTTCCACCAGTTGTCCATGTTTCTCCACCATCTGTTGAATAGGCAGAATTTTTTTGTCCTGATACAATAACAAATCTATTTGAACCATAAGCCATTCCAAGCCAAGTATCAGAAGTAGGTATAGTTCCACTTGTCCATCCACCTGTAACATTCGTCTGCCAATAATACCAAGTTGTAGCTTCGCCATTAGTCCATTGTGAAGATGTGCCTTGCCAAATTTTAATAGCATTGCCATCTCTTTGATTTATTAATCCGATTGCTTGTAATTCATTATTCAAATTAGTGTTAATAGTATCTCCATCAGTGTCTGCACCACTATCTAAATCTATCGTCACATTACTGCTTGCATTGGCTGTAAATGTACCCTTTGTCGTGCCACCCTGCGTTATGGTTAAAGTTGCATCATTAACTGTCGGTATGCTTAACGTAACATTGCCACTAACCGGACTTACGTTATTAACCGAAGTTACAGTACCAACGTTAGAAGTATATCCGTTAGGGTTAGAGCTGTCATACGGTGTATATCCTAAAGCCGTGGTTACATCACTAGAACTAATCCCGGTGATAAATCCTGCATTGTTGGTTAAATCCCCTGTATCTGTTGGCACACTTATATTTGCCGTTACGTTACTACTAGCGTTTGCTGTAAATGTCGCAACATCTGTGCTGTTCTTTTGGATAGTGAGAGTTGCGTTGTTAACCGTTGGTATTGTCGGCTTATTCGTTAAGTCGTCATAATCTCCGCTTGTGGCAACAGTTGCAAGCTGTACAGTTGTTGCTTCCACTGCGCCACTTTTAGACAAAAACTCATTTTTACTTAGCTGTATAAGTTCTGTTAAACCGGGTTGTGATAAAACTTTAGTCATATTAAACCTCATTTAATTCAGCATTGGTTATCGTAATTGTTCCAGTAGAAGTATTTGCAGAAGCATACAATCCTAACCATAAAATATTGCTATTTGCGGTAAAAGTATAACTTTTATTTCCGTCTATTCCTAAACTCATTGTGGTGTAGGTTGCATCCCAACCCTCTCCCTGTGAGTATAGTTTATTTGAAATATATAAACTCTTATAGCCGTCAACACATACAGAATTAAAAGTAAGTGTATATCGTTTTCCTGATGTTACAGGAAAATAAAAACTTGCTCTACCATAAGAAGATGTTGCAGATACAGTTACACCATTTGATAACGTTGTATAAGTGCATCTTTCAACAATATTAGCGTTATCTGCTGTAAATTTCAGATAATCTGTAATATATATAGCTTTTCCGTTAAACAATATTGCTTTTCCGTTACTATCAATAAGAATTCCTGAACTCATTTTGCAATCCTTATGAACTTGGTGTTACACTATTCCACAACGTATCAACTTCTGCCGCTGTAAATTCTTCTACACTTGGCAACGCTATATTACCACTTCCAAGCAAACTCGTTCCACCTACAGTTTTAATATTTGTACCGCTTACTAAAGTGTCTTGTTTGGCGTTTAAAGCCGTTGCTAAATTTGCATTATCTGTCGGCTGTCCTGTGATATTCGCAAAAGCAGGTGCTGTTCCTGTTTGACTATCCACATATTCCTTAACCGCTTTTTGTGAGGAAACAACCTCATTACTGGCGTTGTTCCCCCCTAAAGTGTTATCTGTTGATATGTTTAAGAATTTACTCATTAGTTATCTCCTAGCCGAGAACAACAGCAGTATAAACTCCTGCTGATACATCTCCACTATTCATTTTAACTGTTATACTACCACTTCCATAGGTAACATCTGTATAGACTTCCGCACCACCAGATGTTTCTCTTATCGAAACAATGCAATTCGGAGCTAAGGAAGTTGTGATTGTCCAAGTTACTTGACCACCGCTTGCCGTTAAAGCAGGGTTTGTAAATGTCGCTTTTTTACCCTCTACTAAGGAAGCAACAGCCTTTTCACTTGGAATTGAAGTATCGCTTGCACTTGAACTCGCTCTAACTGTTGTCTGTAATACACCAGACTTTAAGTTTGATGTTGTCAAGTCTGAAATGGTATTATCGTCAGCATCAATCGTCTTATTTGTAAGGGTTTGAGTTGCATTTAATCTTACAATGTCCGCACCCTCTGTGTTGTCGATTTTATCCACATCAGCAGAGGTAATTATACCACCGCTTGCTATATCTTTGTTAATTACAAGATAGTCACCAGCGTTCCATTCTACACCGCCGATTGTTGCACTTCCTGCTACAAGATACATATAACCTTTTTTAACCGGTAATGTAATACTAGAATAATCGGTTTGTGATGTAGCAGTCCATGTGCCTTGATAATTCAAAGCTCCTGTTACAGCACTTGCAATCGCACTATGTACCGCACCCGAAGTAATTAACTTTGAGCTTGATTCAGTAACAGTCGTATCAACCTTTGCAGAGATTTTATGTGTTGATGTATCAAAACCTAAGTAATTCGTTGAGCCTGCATCAATGCCAATTTCACTAGAGCCTGTTACTAAGCCTTTAGTATCATAAGTGATTACAGTTCCTGTTCCTGCCGTAATAGCACTGTTTGCCGTTACCTTAGTAGCTAATTGCTTTGGATTAACCGCCAAAACTTCAGATGTACCCGTTGTTGCTTCCGTGTCGGTAGCTATTTCAATAACACCTTTTGCAGAAGTAGATGCATCGGGGACACTAACAGCTAAACCTGAACTATTTGCTGTCACACTTGCATTTGAGGAAGAACCGAGCTTAATTTGTACGTTTCTTGTGTTAGCAACTAGCTCCACACCATTCTGAAATGTATAATCGCCTTGTGAGGTTCTATCCACCCAAGCCGTACCATTATAAATTAAGTCCTGTTTAGATTGTGAGTTCCAATAAAATTGACCCTCTTTCGGGTTATTAGGTGCTGTTGTTAAGTTTTGGTCAACACCATTCTGAATTTCATTTCCTTGTAAATCTATATGTGCTGCATATTTTCTTTTTGCCATTGTCTTTCTCCTAATTTAAATAAGCCTTGCCTGTAGTTGCACCATTCATTGTTACTGTTACTTGATTTTTGCTGTCGTATTGAATAGCAGGGGTAAATACGTTCCCTGCACTATCCACAATCGTTACACTCGGATATTTGTTTAAGTTATGTGTAATAACCCAAGTGTCCGAAGCTATCGCCTGCTCAAAAATAAATGTATTGGCATATAGTTCTGATTTTTCTGCCCAATACTTAGCTTCTATAACTAACGGTCTTAATTCCGCCTCTCCTGATTTGATGTAATTAATAGCCTCGTTTACTTCCATTTTGGCACTATCGCCAATAACTACTTCAAGGTTTCCGCCGTCAATCTTTGTTTCCAAGTTGACCGAAGTCAAAACCGCTTCAACCGTTTTTTCATTTATAGAATATTCCATTTACGCCCCCGTGGTGACTTGCGGTGTGATCCTAAAAGTTCCTATTGCGTTGACATCTCGTGGAAACAGCGTGTCAACCTTTCCGTCAGATGTAGTTAATTGAATGTCGGTGTTGTATTCGCCAACCGGTGATGCTGTCATTGTCGGAGTTATCATAAGTGCTACTTTACCTTTTAAGACATCAACCGGAGTTTCACTAACTTGGAATATTAAGTTTCCGCCGCTATCCCTAACTTGCATTAATACGGTTGCACCGGTTAAATTAATCGGTTTACAACACTTGTCTTTGACCTCTAAATTGATGGTAAAGCTGTCGCCTTGTCTTACTTCAATTAAGTTATTTACTATTCTTCCTGTCATCTTTTCCCCCATTAAAAAAGGGAGCTTAAAGCCCCCTGATATTACTTTTTCTTTCCACCTTTTTTACAAGCCATCTTAATCACCCCCTAACTAACGAATGATATTGTTACATAACCTGAACCATCACGATAGCCTTGAGTGTGAATTACATTTGAGCAGTACGTTCCGTTGGTGTATGATGAACCACCGCCACCACCAGAACCACTATATACTCCACTATGACCGCCGTAGCCACCGCCACCGCCACCATACCATCCAGCACCACCGCAGTTTTGTGCAGATGTACCGCCTAATCCGAATAATCCATTACCGCCGCTTGTGTGGTCTCCAGCACCACCAGCACCACCATAAGATTGAGTACCACCATATCCGAAAGATGCGTCATATCCTGAAGTCGTACCATTGCCACCAGCTAAACCACCGCCGTCTCCACCTGTTCCACCTACGAAATGACTACCACCAGACACACCATTACCTCCGCCACCAGCGACAACTATTCTGTTTTCATAACCAGTGCCTCCTACACGGATATCAGAAGCATTATACGATTGTACATTTCTTGCGGACGGAATAGCACCAACCATGACATACAAGGTCTGACCACCTGTAACATTAACGTCGCACTGAACACGACCACCATAGCCTGCTCTGTGATTATTGTCTCTTAGATTTTGCCATAAACCTTTACTAGCCACACAATCTACATGAATCTTTTTAGTTCCTGCAGGCACTGTAAATGTTTGAAGAGAACCAGATGGGTTAAAAGTTACAGGATTCCAACCATAAAGATATATTAACTCGCTACCTTTATAAACTCGTCTAACGTGGTCGCTACCATAATATATGTGCTTAACGTTCTGATTTCCGAAATATGCTTTGTTAATATCAACCATTTGTTACCTCATACTACAAAGTAAATCGTGTTTGCATCTGGACTTGATGGAAGTGAAGTTACTTTTTGAATTTTATTATTCAGTAGATTATTTGAAAAAGCTGTCGTAGCTACTTTAGTCGAATTATCTCCAGTACTTGGTGTTGGAACGATAGGACTTGAACTAAATGTTTTTGTACCTGCAACAGTTTGATTGCCTGATAACTTAACAACCGCATTATCAAGCGCATAGTTTTGTGCCTTAACATAAGCTGTTGTTGCAATCTTTGTGGAATTATCAGAGGTTGCAGGTGTCGGCGCTGTAGCATATCCATCACTATGAATCTCAAGACCATATTCTACAGAATTATTGGCATTATTTACGTATAAACCAATCTTGTTGTTTGTAGTATCTTTCGCCATAGGTTGAACACGAGCAATTCTTTTATCAGCAGTATCTCTGAATTGAAGTTGTCGACCCAATGTATTAGCTGATGTTCCTAAAGTAATTAAACCTTTAGGTAATATATTTGCTGTAAAAATGTCACCAGTAAATGTTTTTGTACCGGCAATAGATTGATTGCCTGTGATTTTTACCGCATTGTTACTTAAATTGGTAATAGATGAATTTAAGGTTGTCTGCACACTATCTAATTGGCTTTTATTAATGGCGTCATTGTTTGTCGTTCCGTTGCCTAAACCTGTAATCTTAAAGTTACCCATTTTTAAGGCTCCGGTCATAGCAGCCCTGCCATCACGGCAAAGCGTGTTGTTAAAGCCTTGTGCGAAGTTGTCATCCTCGTCATCGTGACGGCTTGCTACAATAGGCACACTGTTAGCGGCATCCTCTTGCCAGTTCATAACTCTTGTGAAATTACCTTGTGAATCAAAAGGCATTTTATTTCTCCTATAAAAAAAGGGGCTTTATTGCCCCGTTATTTTAATTCTATCAATTTTTTAGCAAGCAGTGCGGATACTGTCGGAACAGCTTTATCAACAGACCGATTTATATTTCGCGCAATAGTACTATCTGCTGTTCCATTTATTATCCTGTTTGCTGTTCCTATATCAGATAAGCCATATAAAGCTCTCTCACCCATTCCAACACCGGCACCGATAGTTGAACCAACGCTTTCAAGAATTTCACGCCAGAACGGGCGATTTTCCGCAGCACTTTCTTTGTTTACAATTTTATCCAACCCCGCCGCTCTTGAATATTCTTTGTTAATAGAATTGCTTGCTCTTTTTAAACTACGAAATTCATCAGCATTTAAACCGTTCTTTAATAAGCTTAAATTATTTGATACAGTCTTTGCATAATTGCTGTCGCCATTTGCAAGGTTGTTTTGTAAATTTTCATTTGCCCCTGAAAGCCACGCTTTACGTTGCATTTCATTCTCAAATACAGGCTTTTTGCTTTTCTTTGTAGCAGAAAACCCTTTGTCGTAAGCTTCTTGGACTTTCATCGCTTGCGCATATTGGTCATCAATAGCTTTATATCCGTCATCAGATTTTAGAACTTTATCCAAATCTTCACGAACTTTCATTAATTTTGGAACGTACCGATTGTTGCTTTTCTTTGTTGCGGCATCAATCATGTCATCAACAGCCATTCTCATTTGATGAGCGTGTTCCACCGTGCCAACTGGAGAATTTGTTTCAAAGTTAGCATTCGCAAAAGCATCTTTTAATGTCTTTTTTTCTAACTTCGTATAATTCTTATAGTTATTTTTTATCGGGGTGAGATCAACCGGTCTTCCTGCATTATGTACCATATAATCGGTATAATTAGCCTTTGCAGTATTAACCAATTCGTTTATGTTTGGTGTTTCCCCAATTGTATCTGTGACGAAGCTATCCATTTTACTGTTAATCTCGTCTTTTATAACCGGCATTTCTTGAGAAATTTTATCAGATATTTTTTGGCTTGCTTTTGCACCACGTTTCAAAGCAATTGTGCTTTCTCTGTCGGAAAAAGCATCTTTTAAGCTTTTAACTTTCCCCTCTGCGTTTAGTGCGGGGACAAGTCTTCTGACAGTTCTACCAATTTCACCTAATACCCCAGCGGTTCCACCACCTAATACAGCACCGCCTAAAATGTTGTTCGGGAGTTCTTGAAGATTGTCGCTTGCTGTTGCTCCATATATACCGCCCTCAATACCGCCTTTAGCAACCATTTCAGGCAAAGTCTTAGCTCCTTTTAATATTTTGTTGCCAACACCTCTTAGCATACCGCCTGATTCAGCTGCAAACTTTGCTAATTCGTTTGCGCCTCCAACACCGGCATTTTTAGCAGATTGTGCAAGGTCTTCTTCAAGTGCTTTAAGGTTTCCGCCTGTTTTTCTATCAATCCAATCGGTTGCACCAAGTGTCAAACCGCTTGCATATCTACCTAATCCACTGACTATTCCTTGTCCGAAACCTTTTAAGCCCTCTGTTGCAACCCCATCAAGATAATCTCCTTTCGGTTTTGCTTTTTGTTCTTCTGTCAAAGGATTTAATTCTGATGTTTTAATCCCTATCTTTTGGGTGAAATCGTTAAAATCCATATCAGAATAAAACTTTTTGTGTAAACCTTGTGCAAGTTCCATATCAGATAAGTCATTATATTGCGGATATTTTTGCCGTATTTCTGCAATATTCATTTTGTTACTCCTATCTCAAGCCTAACGGGTCGCTATCTGTACTGTTAAAATCTGACAATTTCGGCTGATTATATGAATCAAGCTTTCTCTTTTGACTTTCAATGCTCATTTGTTTTTGGCGAATAAAAGCATTGAGTTGAGCATTTTTTTCTTCCGGTGTTGAGTTTGCATCACCTAGCGTTTTTCTTAATGTATTGCCCTCTCTTTCTGTGAATTGTGCGCCAAACGTATCTCTTAATAAGGGCAATATTTGGTTGTCAATCATAGATATATAAGCCGCCCTATCAACAGCTGATTGTCTTGGTGACATACCAGTTTCTCGCCTTATAACATCAAGCAACTGACCGCCTTTGGTATATGTAGCACTTTGCCCAAGCTCATTAAGTTTTGAAACAGTATCCATTAATTCAGGCATCTTAGATGTCATATTATTATATGAATTTATATCTTCCGCATAGTTTTTACCGGTTTCTGATCCAAACTTCTCTTGTGCTTTTTTACCGAAGTTTTCCATATTAAGTGTCGGATTGTTTCCGCTATAATATAGTGCCGCAGCTTCTTCCGGCGAATATCCTAAACTTTGCAAATAGCTGATGTTCTTTTGTGCGGTTGTATTTCCGTCAAGTCCTGCCTTAAACTCTGCCAATTTCATAGCATTAGCTTGACGAACACCCTCAAGACCTAAAGCACGTTGTGTTTGGTAGTCCAACATTTCACGCTGAAAATCACGTTGTGCTTGTCTGTCATCTAATGCCCATTGTCTTTCCTCGGCTCTTTGTTCTTCGGCTTTGAGCATATCCGCATAAGCTCTGCCACCCATTTGACGGATTTCTGCCTCTTTTTCTGGGTTTTCAGAAACCAACTGTTCTGTCAAAGCATTGTCGGCTTGCAGTTGTTTGCCTGTTTGATAGTCATTTCCTGCTTGACGGATAATACCTGCCCAATCCGGTTGAATAGGTGCTTCAATCTTTGGCATTGTTGACCGAATTATATTTAATGTAGAACCTGCAAAATCTCTGTTTAACATCTTTTATCTCCCATAAGGATTTGAATTATACCCTGAATAACCACCATAAGCCGCACCGGCTAAACCTGCATAAGGATTTCCGGTAAGTGCAAAAGCACTTAACCCACCTTGTAAAGCACCGGTTAAAGCACCACCTAAACCGCTTTTTGCGTTTGCTTTATCTTGTTGGTACTTCAAGTCAGATTTGCCGGACTTAACAGCAAATAAATTCTGTTGGTTTTCATATCCTGATGGTGAGCCTTGAAGTTGTGCTAAAATCTGGTTGATATATGCCTGTTGTGCATAGTTTGCCGCATTTGCCGTATCAACATAAGAACTTCTTGCACTATTTGCTTTATTAAGAGCATCATAATATTGAGAACGTGCCTCATTATCTTTAAGCAATGCTTGTGAGTATGCCTCAGGGGCAGAATTTGCCGCCAGTTGTGTATTTGTAAATAATGATTGGTTCTGATTTGCCGTTGTCAATGCATTAAGGTAATCATTAACCCCTTGGTTGGCATTAAGTTGTGCATTGTAATAAGAGTTTGTTGCATTATTGCCAAAATTGCCGGCATTAATCTGGTTTTGTAACTCTTGGGCATATGCATTATTACCAGCCAAAACACTTTGATATGCGGCTTGGCTTGTAGCATCATTTTGTTTTTGCTCCAAATCACCCATGGCTCTTTCATAAGCTTCACTTCCAACAGGAATCCCTTGGTTTTGAAGCATGGTTGCCATGTTTTCACGTTGCCTGTCAAATTCAGGGGTTAATCTCTCCATATATGAATTATATGTGGCATCTTGTGTTTGTTTTCTTACGTCATCACCCGCATTAACGCTAAAAGTCCAGTCGTTTTTGTTGACTTCCGGCACGTTGTAATCATCTTTGTTTACTGTTGCAAACTGCCAGTTTTCCTTATTAACAGTCGGAAAATACCAATCGTTACGATTAACCGTATTAAAGTTCCAATCGCTTTCCCTTACATCCGGCACATCCCACTCATCAATTTGTGGTAAATTCCAACTCACACCACCTAACTGTTGGCTTTGATTATAGGCATTTGCCGTCAAGTTTGACAATGTATTATCCACACTAGATGTATCAACCCCTTGAAGATAATTAGCATAATCATTATATGGCGACATATCATATTTTACTTTTTTCTTCTTGCTCATATCCACTTACACTCCTGTTTTAACATTCCCATAACATAACAATTTTCGCCGTTATCTCGATACTCTCTTAATAATCCCTCGTCTTTAAAACCTAACCTTAAGCACATATCATGGCTTTTTTTATTAGATACGCTTACAAATACCGAACACCGCTTGCATCCGATAAGGTTAAAAACAACAGAAAACACATATTTCATAACGTGCCGTTTAGCCCATTGAGGGTTTGTAGTGTAAATTGTCAGCCAACAATCCCTGTTAGGTCTTATATCGTTTATTAATACCCCACCGATTAGATTATCTTGATAAAAACCAATAGCAAGGCTTGGAACGTAATCTGCAACATCATCACCCAAGCCGTTTGCCACAAAGTTTAAAACCTCGCCGGTTTTATCAGCCTTACATAATACCTGTGCCGACATCGTACCTTAGTCCTGTATCGTACCAATCAACCAAAAGTCCCCTTGTCTTGGTCTTAAAGACAATACTTATCTTAAACCCGACACCAGAACACATAATCCATTGAGAATTTATTTCTTGTGCCGTATCAATCGCCCAGTTTGATGTATTCCAAGGGCTAACATCCCACATAGAGCCTTGTCCAATCCCGATATTATTCGTGTATTTTAAATCACGTTTCTTATAATCAGTATCCACATAGCACGTTAATTGAAACGGCGCAGAAGCTGAAGTTCTTGGGTTAATTAAGGTTGTTCTCTTAATCTGCTGTGTACCGAAATCACTATAAGCCTGTTCTACAATACCCTCAATGGCTACCCCATCATCAGAGTTGGCATTATCAAACTGATATATGGCATCATCCGAACCAAAATAGAGATTATCGTCAAAAATACACCAACAAAACGAGCGAATATTCGTAAACCGACACCATGCACCGGTATTTACATTTATAACGTGTTGCTCAAATTGTTCAGCTACCGGCACGTTAAAAATAGCATATCCCTTTTTAGTGTAAATAATTCCTTGCCAACCTAACCTATCTTTATTCTTAGAGGTTCTATCAATGACTAATCCTCTTATGTTATCAGAGAAAGCCACAATAGAATTACCGGCATTGGCACTTGATAAAGCTTTACCCATCGGAAAATATCCGTCTTGAGTAATAATCACAATATCGCCTTGGTATTGCATCGTACATCTGTAACCGATAGGCTTTGCAATCTTATATGAGCCTTTTAAAGACCATTCGGTTGCCTCGCTTGGGTTCGTTCCGTAATAAACAAAAACCTCACCCTCTGAGGTAATAAACGCTGTATAGTCATCAATACCGACACCGCCGTCAATAGTCCAGTTAGCAACGGCAACTAATTCACCGCCCCATTTAGACATTTGAGATAAATCAAAAGCCGACAAAGTACCTGAAATCGAACCGGCAATGGAAGTATACCAAGCTTTCATTGAGCCTTTTTCAACAAACCATAGAAACTCTTTACTAACCGCACCATTAATAATTTTAGAAGCGGTTAATCCGGTTCCGCTAAATCCCCAATCCTCAATATGCTCATCACCGTTACTATCAACATAAAAAGCTTTAGGTGTATCCGCACCATTCATAAAATAGAGATAGTTCTTATATTGAAGCGTTTGGCAATTATCGTTTGTAAGGGTTACCTCCATATCCGTTACGTTTGCTTTAGAGGTTATGTCGTATATTTTATAGTTCCAAATCCCAAAAAACTTATCGTGCGAGGGGTAGTGATAGCTTGCCAATGTCCTAACCGGATAAGAATGTCTGTAATAAACGCTATATCCGGGTCTTAACTCAACATAACTATCCATCGGAATATAGTTGTCCATTCTAACCGCAAAGAGCGGGTTCATAGCGGCTTCACTATCCTTTTTATTTAATCCCATAATAGGACTAGGAATTGTTATATCCCTAGACTTAACAGCACGATTTACCTGAATAACCATCTACAATCACTCCACCATTCGAACCGTCAAATATTCCGTAAGTATAGCCAAGATTTATATCACCGTTAGCCTTACTTTCGGCATAACTTTTATTTAATTCTCTTTCATACTCGTTATATTCTTCTGCATAGTCTAAGCCGGTTCTTTTATTCCATCGCCATATAATAGCGAGTTTAACCAAATACGGGTCAAAAATAGGAATGTCCGTGTTTTCCGTCAGTTCAGACTTAGGCTCTTGCGTTTTGGCATCAAAACAAACCGCATTTGATTTGTAAGCAAATTTAAAAGTCTTGCATCCGGGGTTTTTAACAAAACAAATCTTGTTGTTTTGGATCTTAAAGAATATATCTACATCAACAATATGATATTGCTTAAATTGTCGCCATTTTTCTTCTGTAATAGCACCGATAACATCACGCATATCATCTTTCATATACAGCGTTCCGTTAATAAGCGAGTGAAAATCAGGCACAATATTATCAATAAGATAATCCTTAACCCCGTCAGAGGTGTATAAAGTACCCTCACGGGTTAAAGTCTGCCACTCGCATTTTCGCATCAGGCTGTCTAAAGCAGACCGTGCCACACTTGCAAAAAGTTGGTCGTTTTGCGAGGTAGAATTAAACAAGTCCGTTGGTCTTGCTACCGCACAAATATCTGCCGCCGATTGTGCTATTTCCAAAATATTCATTATTCCCCCTTAAGAGCTTTAATTTCATCCCTTAGTTTTTCGTTTTCCGCTTTTAATGCTTTAATTTCGTTCTCAAACTTAGCAATCGCTTTGTTATCTTTTGCCATTTGCAAGAATTTAATCGCCAGCTCTTTAGCTGTCGTTAAGTTCATGTCTTGCGCTTGTTCTTTGGTTATGTTTGACAAGTCTTCAACCGTGAAAATGCCTTTTGTTTCGCATAAATCCAGCTCAGGCACCGTTAAGAACGCAAATTGATTTAACGGCGTACCCTCTTTTGCTTTTTCTTCCTTGTTCTTAAAAAATGCATACTCCCGCGGAAATCTCATCATGTCCGTTTCATTTACAGGACGGTCAACAACATCCGTATTTCCTTTTATTTTTATTTCAATATATAACTTCTCTATAAATTCGGGCATCCCGTTCTCTTTTACGTTGCCGGTTTTTACCCATTTTTTGTGAAACTTTGCGAAAACGTTATTGTCGCTTCTTTGGTTTTGTAGCATATTGCTAAAAACCTCAAATCCTAATTCTTCCATTGTCTTTCCTCTCTAGAAAAAAGGGGCGAGTTTCCCCGCCCCGATAAAACTAAGCGTCAATTAAGACACCCTGCAATTGTGCGTTGTTCATAGTTAAGTTACCAGCCCAACCGATAATTGCGTAAATAGCATCCTGATTGATTGCTACACGATTTCTGTCACCGATAAGTTTGAAATCACGGTCTTTGTGAGGACGGAGTTTCAAATACTTGGTGTTCAAGAAATACATATGTTTAGACGGGCAATATCCACCGATACCACCGTCATAAATCACGTCAGCACCTTTGAACTTAATAGTTGTAAACCCTGCTTCAGCCAATTTAGCATCTGTAAAGCGTTGTTGCGGTACGAGTGAGCTTTCATACAATGTGTAAAGCGTATCATCAGCAACAATCAAATCCGGCTTATCTGTGCCACGTGAACAAGACAAATATGCATCATTCATTGCCGCATAGATAGTGTCTTTATTAAGAGCGGTTGATTTCACAGAAGCATAGTTACGCCAAAATTCATTGCCGGATGTTGCACGGTTAATACCGCCAACAGTACCGGTGGTCGGGTCGTCAGCTACTAACAACTGTAAACCGCCGATTTCCTTGCCGGAAGAGCCTGTACCATCAGAAAACAAAGCAGCACTCATTGCATTGCGTAAAGTTGTTTCCGCATTGTCAATTTTAGCTTCCATCAAATCAATTACACGTTCTTTACCGCTGTTCTGCAGTAATTCTTCACCGGAAATACCAACCGGAGCGGCAAGCAATTTCCAAGCGTATTCAGCCGCAGTAAACACTTGCGGATTTGTGAAGTTAATTGCATCGTAGCCGGAATACCATACTTTGTCAGATTCATTGTATGCGATTTCTTCTACGATTTTTGTGCCGCCTGATACCGGACGGCGATTGCCACGCTCATTTAATCTATACAAAAGAGCGTTATTTTTTGTTACGTTATCAGCTAACTCACCCATACGGTTTTCAAGTGTGGTGGCTAGCACGTTATTAAAATTTACGTTTCCTGCCATTATTCTTCTCCATAAATAGCCATGTTGTGTTCAAGTTCTTCACGAAGAGTACGCTTTTTAGGAGTTGCATCGCCTTTTGAAGTCGGTTCAAAAGCGGCGGTTTTTGCTTTTTGTGCAGTTGCCGTTGCTTTTTGTAACCCTACTTTGGTCTGTTCTTCTATAATCTTATTGCGAACAGCCTCATTTCTCCAAATAGCTTGATTGTAGGCATCTTCAAAATTCTTTGCCATACCGGCTTGGAGTAAAGCCAACATATCTGACTTCACATCCTCAAAATATCCGTGTTTAAGGTTTCCGTTTTCATCTTTAGCATTAACAAAAACGTCATACTCACTTTTTATTCGGTTATTTTCCTGTTGACGTAAATAATTTTGTTGATTAGCTACTGTTTGTTGCAAATCTAAAAGTTGTCTCTGTAAAGCGTTATCATTACCGCTTATGCCGTAAATTGATTGGAGCTGTGCAATGGTAGACTGCGGGTCTTTTTCTAAGGCATCAGCAATAGAAACAAGCGTATTGTAATACTCTTGCGCATTATTAAAGCCTTGCTTTAAAAGATTATCCTTTCTGTCATTGTATGCTTTATCAACCCACGCATATTGGTTTCTTGCACGAGAAAGACCTTGTTCAAATTGCTTTTCACGTTCCGCCAAATACTTTTGGTTTTCGTGTGGAAGCGTATTAAACCAGTCTTTTGCCTCTTTTGTGTAGCTATTCGGTGCGTTAATAACTTCAACCGGTTCTGCAGGTTCGGTGTTGTTACTTTCACTCGCCGCCACATCTTCTGTCGGTTGCTCAGCACTTTGCGTTTCCGCTGAAGTCCAAGCATCCTCAAGTTGCTGTCTTATATCAGTCATTTAACCATAATTCCTTTTTTATATTGTGAATGAAGTCGGCATGGAGTTTATCCCGCCGTGCTTTTTCGTTAAAAAAACGGCGACTTTCCATAAAGTCACCGCTAAAATCACTTGCCAAAGCCGCATCATTTTCTTTAAGATAGCGTTCAACATCTTCAACGCTCTCCGCCATTGTGCCGTCCGGCAACTGAAAATCCTCAAACATTAAAAACCTCCAACATATCCGGTTGGTATATTTTCGTTAGTATGTCCTTGTCTTGCAATTTCTTCTTGTTTAAGAGCAAATTGCATTTCAGCCTCTTTATTAGCCATCATAACCTTATTGTCTTCGGCTTGTTTTTTGAGTTCAACTTCCTCTTGTTTGATAGCATTAGCCTCTTGCTTAACCTGATACTCGTTTTGGTTCTTTACTTGTTCAGTTTGCGCCCTCATCATGTCGGCTTGAGCTTTCATTAGTTCAGGATTTGGCTCGTTGTCATCCGGTTGAGCAAGTTCTTGACCAATCTTAGCAAAGGCTTCATCAACAGCATTTGTAAATTGTCTTGTATTAGGCAACGTTACCACCACCGCATCAATCATTTGTTTATATAATTGAAGTAAAGCCGGTTGCATAGATACCACTTGGAAAGATGCCGTTATCATCTCATGAATGGTTTTAACCGCATCAAGTGTCTTTTCACCATCCTCATTTTGCATAAACGAAGTGTCGGTTTCAATTCCTAAAGTTAAGCTTCTGATTTTATCCGACTTTAAGAGTTGAATAGCCGCCATAACAATTTGCGGATTTGCATCCGGTTCGGCATATTGTGTCAAGAGTTCAGGTGTGAACATTTCGCAGATAATCTCGGCTTTGATTTTAAGAACATCCGTCAAATAACGCTGAAAATCATTCTGCCGGTCTTGATTTCTCAGTGTGCCGAAGTTCGTCTTTTTGGTAACCGCCGTTGCTGTTTCGTTTGGATCAGAATTACCCCTCATAATATCCGAAACACCGGTTATTTCGTAAATAGCACTCATTAATTGCGCTCTGCGTTCGGCAAGTGCTTTAAGGGCTTCTATATATTGCCCAATAGGCATAAACCCGACAAAGCCGTCAATACCGCCTTTTTCACGGACTTTTTCAAAGTCAGACACCTGAACAAGCGTAACATCTTTATTTAAGATATTAGCTAACTCAGGAAATGCCCCGTCATAAGCACCGGAAACCTTTAAGGCTTGCATGGTTAATTGCATACGCTTATTAATACCGTCAAGCTCATCTAATTGGCACTTAATCTCTGAATAATCAGGCACCGGAATTAAACCGTCATTGGCAAGCGTAGCAAATACCGGTTTCGGGAATGGATAAAAACCATCTATTTTTAAGACATCATCATCAACTCTTAAAAATCTATCTTTAACCTCTTTAGCAAGGTAGATAATACGTTGACCTTTTTTATCCCAAATACGATAAACATCAACCGAGCGGTCAAGTTCTTCTTCTAAGCTAAAGCCACGTTCAATAATTTGAGCGGCGATTTCTTCCCCGAACTGGTCGATTGCTTCACGCTTTGTCATCTCGATTATTTGAGCTACCCACTCGCAATCTTCCCAAACAGCAACGTGAGAGCAGTCAAATAATACCTTTTTAGGGTCAATGTATGTGGTTTCAACCTTAGCACCGGTCATAACCTCGGCTGTAACATCTTGAATAACCTCAACCCCTGTTTCAGTCATAGCTGTTGTTTGTTGGGTTATGGTTTCGATAGTCGGCTCAAACTTCTCATAAGTTAATCCAAGTCCTGAGAGTAAATAGTCGTTTCGAGCGTATTTAATAACCCCATCAAAGTCCTGATTATCCAAGTTACTTATTAAGGCTTTCTCAAGGATTTTGCAAGCCGCATCTTCAACAGGATTAGCAACCTTACTTCTTCTCTCAACATAAGGTACCGGTGCTTTGAAGTAAATAAAAGGTTTAAGGGTTTCAATAGAACTCCAAAACACATTTTGCTTGTTTTTAGCTTTGTCGTTTTTATAGTATTCCCGTATTTCTTTAACAAGGTCGTGGTATTTATCCCACTTCTTACCTGCCGTTGTTATGCGGTCAATCCATACTTTAACTTCATCAGTCATCAACAATAACCCCTAAAATCCATTTTTCACGAATTGCATCAAGTCCGTCTAAGGCTTCTATTTCCCACGGCTTGAATATAATGTGGTCGCCAACCTTAACCGAAGTCACCTGTTCGCCCACACTTTGTACAATTCCGCTTTTTGTTTTTTCTTTTTCTTCAATGATAATCGTTTGTTTTTTTACATCAGGCTTAACAAAAACCCTGTCCATAATTGCTTGTTGCATTTGACAAAATCCTCTCTAAGAATTTGTATCCGTATATATACGAAAATTAACTAACTTTTTGAAACAAAATAATTCACATTAGACAAATATCTACCAACCAACGGTTTGAGGCTCTCTAAACAGGCTCTCTATTGTGTTGTTTTCAATACCTATTTTTGAAACCTTGCCAACATCATATACCGGCTCGGCAAAGGTTAAAACAAACGCATCCGCTTTATCAGGAGAACGCCCGATACGTTCCTTAACCTTGTCTTTGGCTTCAAGCTGTAATCTGCCCCGGCTGTCATAAGCCTTATTTACCGAGCAAAGGTCATCTAAAAGCTCATCATCATTAACGAGTTGAACTAAATTTTCATCTTTCAGCCACTCGTTAGCATTCGCCCACATTTCGGCACGTTTATTAAAGTACCTATCGTCATTAATCGCTTTACCGCCGAAATTAATACCCCGAACAGTCTTAGCAAAACCACGGTCTTTTAAGATGTCATAAACCCCTGCACCGGTGTTACCCATATCCAAGAATATTCGTGCCGGTTGCTCGTCTTTAATAATAGCGGTTAATATGTTAGCCAGTTCCACCGTGTCAATCTTGGCGTATTCTTTTAACTTAAAGCAATACCTCCCACGTCTGAAACATAATACCGTCTTATCATCACCAAACCTTGCTATATCCACCCCGATTATAAGCGGTGATGTCGAATTCATTATTTTGTTTTCTTGTGCTTTCCTAACGTCTTTAGCAGATATTAGCTTTGTATCACCTTGGTTAACCGGCGCACCCAACCAAATATGCTCGTAATCGTCAAGATTTTCTTGCTTGGTTTTCTCAGCCAAGTATTTCATCTCTTCCGGACAATGCGGATTATCGTAATAATTAACCTTGCAAACATAAGTCTTTTCGTCAGGATGTGCAGCAACGGCTTTCCATATCGGGTCGTTTTCTTCCTGTCGGTTCATTGAGATCCAAATTTCAGAGTTAGGCTTTCTTATTGTCGGGTTAAGTATATCCCAACTGTTTTTTGTTATTGATTGCCCCTCTTCTATCCAACAAATATCAACACCCTCAAGAGATTTGATATTTTGGCTGTTTTGGTCTTTTAAACCCTTAAAGATGAACGTTGAGCCGGTGATGATGTTCTCTATTCTATCTTCATAGAGCCTAAAATCATCAAATCCGTAGTGTTCAATCCTGTCTTTTAAAAGCTTATAAACGGAATCCTTAATTGAGTTCTGTACCTCACGCACACAAGCAACAAGGATTTTATCTTGCCGTGCTTTTATAATCAGGCAATCAGCAAAGGCAAAAGATTTGCCACCGGCACGACCACCATAATATAATTTATAGCGGTAGTGTTCCATCAATAAAGGTCTAAACTTCGGCGGTATCGTTACTTTGACTTTGTCCATCGCCGAACTCCACCAACGCTTGTTTTAAGATAACCCTGTTTTCTTGCTCCGTTTTATCTACCCAACCAAAGTTATTTTTCATATTAAAGATTATTCCGGTTGCGCTACCCTTTCCGGATACAAGCATTTCCTCATTTTGTTGCTCTACAATTTGTCTTGCTCTTTTAATCGTGTGGAAATACTCGTCTTTGTTTGAATAGTTTACAAGCGTTTTTCTATCTATTCCCAGTGCAAGAGCAAGTCCGCTCATTGTTTTTGGTTTCTCTTTTACCTCACATTCAGCAAAGTATTGATTTACTGCGTTTTCTAGTTCTTCCGGTGTTTTAAATTTCAGTGGTCTTCCACCTGGATGCTTTGCATACTCTTTTTCTATTTCTTCATTCAATGTCATATCATCTTTCCTTTCGGTGAAGTGATAAAATAAAAGCGGCACATTTCTGCACCGCCCATCCTAGAGAGGATTCTCTCAACAAAAAAACCGCCTGTTTCCAAGCGGTTATATAAATTCTAACTTTAAGCGAAAGGAGCCTAACTTTTTCAAAGTCAAATTATCCATTCTACGGATATGGTACCATGTCATCTGACAAAGTCAATACCCTTACCGGAGTTGTTAATAAATTTTTTTATATTCCTCTAAAGCTTCCGAATAAAGTTTGATATTATCCTCAAGCCAACCCCTATCAAGCTTAAATATTTGGTGTTTCTTTTCTAAAAGCCGGTCAACTGTGCCTTTGCCGTATTTACCCTCAAGGGCTAATTCGTATCTGTGCCACACTTCTGCATCTCCTCTTGATTGTTTTAGATTACATCCGGCACATTGGCAATTTACGTTTTCTTCATCCCAACGGGTGGCATATATCCCTCTTGAGATGTAGTGCCCGGCGTGGCATTGTGTCCGCTCTCCTCTAGGGAACTTCTTGCCACAAGTGATACAAGTAAAGTTATCACGGTATCGGATGCACATTTGAAACACGTCATCAAGCTTTTTCACTAACTTTGGAATAGGTGTCAGTTTTTTCTTCATATTACCCTCACCTTGCTAAAACCCTGTATTCTAACCCTCTTAAATTCCGGCATATAATGTTTCACAAGGTCGTCTAATCCCTCGCATAACAGCTTTCGTCTAAAAGCGTTCTTTTTCCTTATTCGCCTGCTTATGCCACTTTCAGGATAAAGCACGGTCTTGTCTTCAATTAACACTTTCCGAACAATAGCTCTTGCCAATCTGTTGCGAATAGCTTTCATTGCCAACTGATAGCATTGTTGGTTAAAATAAGCCACCTCGCTAACATAGTGTGTTCCTTGCCCGTCAACAAAAGGTCGGCTCATATCAATAGCCCCAATCGGCTCGCCAAATCCTATATGATGTGATGTTGCCAAGATTTCTGCCGATTTTTTCCGGTCTGCCCAACAACTATGCCCAAAGTTTAACCATCCATGCGCTTGGTAGACTTCAAGCTGTGTGCGATAATAAAGCCCCCCGTCTTTATGCCGAACAAACCGCTCTTTAAGCTCGCTTGGTACTGTGTACTCCTCATCAATCATACTTTCCCCCTCAAAAATTCAAAAAATTTCTCCCGATTGTTTGTGTTAAACACTTCCCCCGATGTGCTAACCACATTAAACTTGCATTCTCTATCCCCTGCATGGTTTAGGATATAGATTTTAATACCACCCAAAAGATATTCTTCAGGCTCACGCTTTTTAATCTCCAAAAGTGTTTTTCTCCGATCTTTCTTTCTTGCCCTGTATTCTCTGCTGTACTCGTTTGTGCATTTCTTACAAACCGTTTTATACCCGTCTTTGTATGTCGGTTCTTTTGAGAAACTATCCAACGGTAATAATTGACCACACTTGCTACATCTTTTCATAAATCCCACTTCCTTATCTTTCTTTGCGGTTTGATGCTGTCTTTGTCCACTTCCACAAACTTTGTGATGTTGTTGTGATAATCCGGTACTTTGATTTTCACTTTTGGCTTTTCTGCCGGTTCAAAATCGGTCTTTTGCCCCAAGATTTGTGTTATGTACTCAAACAACAATTCTTCTGCCAAGGATTTAACTGTAGGTGACGCCGTCTTACATGCCGAAACAACTGTTGCATGATTGCGTTTCATCTTATTGCCGATATACGGAAAGCTTTTTCCTGCAGCTCTATAAAACCACATCATCACCCAACGTTTATTAACCAAATCCCTTTGCCGACAGCTTGAATAAAGCTGTTCTTCTGTCATTCCAAGTTGGTCTAATAACCACGCTTTACTGTCCATAACTCCCCCCTAGTTTAGCGTTTTAACCTTAAACGAATTGATTTTTTCATGGCACTTATCCCACAAGGCTTGCTTTTGTTCTTCCGTCATGTTGGCAATATCATTGTCCGAATAAAAGCGGTATTTATGCCCTGTTGTTTCTAAGCACCATTCTTCCATGCAACGGTGAAAATCATCATAGCTAGGGTTTTTAATGTTACTAACCCAACCCCAATAATCCATGCTAATTAAGTTTTCCACCTTTTGATAATCAGGTACAAACCAATGCATATCTCCGTTTTCCTTGTCCATTTGTTGAAATTTCAAGCCAAATCCCAAATCAAAAGTTTCCCTTTGGTAAGATGTTTCACGAACAGCATTATTCTCTTGCAAGATGGCTGTCAGTTGTGCAATATTCGGTCTTGTCTTGGATGATTTCTTAACGTAAAAATGATTGATTGCCTTGCTAACTTCATAAAGCGGATATTCGGCAAAAGCTTCCCGCCAAGCTTCGATTTTCTTTTCCTTACCAAGACACTCGTTGATAAAATCCTCTTCTGAAATATCTCCGTGATACAGCTCTTCGATTTGTTTCAAAATTTCAAGTTCTTTGCTTAACATCTCACACCTCATAACCAACTCAAAGGTTTATAATCTTCAGGTCTAACCAAATCTTTTGCAGCGTTAATAGTTCTCTCTTTTGCTTCCCACGTTCTGACCGCCGCCTTCCAGTCTTTCATCGGTGAGCTACCTATCCTCCATCCTTTGCTTTCGTAAAAATTAAAAAACTGCTCCGCCGATATGGTGTTTTGTCTTTCTTGGCAATAAAGGGATATTTCTTCAATCGTTGGTTTTTTAAACTTTTCTTTTTTAATAACCTTTAGGTTATTTTTTTCTTTTTCATTAACATTTACATTCTCATTTACATTTACATTAGGTTCGGTTTTGGTTTTTTCTTGGTTATTTTTTGGTTTTATTTCGGTTTCTGTTTGGTTTTTAGGTCTGCCACCTTTTTTACCATTTTCAAACTTTTGGTTATTAGCATCTATTTGAGGTCTAACAAGCGTAAAAAACATTCTGACAGCCGGTGTCATTGTAGGCTCATTTCCATTTAGTGCATAATCAGCAATCGCCATTAAACAATCTGCTTGATTTTCTTTATCCATACCTACCAATGCTTCATAAAAACTGCGATAAAATACAAAACTATCTCTCATAATACCCCCTCTTTTTTTAGGTCTTTAATAATTGCCACAACTTGGCTTTCTTTTGATTGCGGAAGCGTACCGCTTTTAATAAAAGCCGTATTCATAAAATTAATCAGTGAGTTTCTTTTCGGGTGGTCTTTTGGCAGAGCTAACACTATGGTTAGTATATCCGCCCCTGTAATTCCTTTTTTATCCATATAATTTCTCCCTCAAATAAAAAAAGGCGGGGTAATTTTTTATATGAAATGTCCGAGGGAGGAAATTACCCCATGAAAATACCCTCAAACATAAGGTGGCGGCAAACAAACGTGAGAACTTTTATCTTGGAGATTTTCGCCGTGCCGCCATCGGCAAAAAAGTAAGTATGTGTGTATGTGATCCATAATAATACTTCGGCTCTAAGCCTTAACTTCGTAAAAATCGTTTGGTTGCACCTCGCCATTTGTATAGGCAATGATTTTTTGCATATTTTCTTTTGTCGGTATGCGTGTACCATTTTCCCAAGATGCTATGTTTGATTGTGCAACGCCCAACTCACTAGCAAACTGTTCTTGTGTTTTTTTCTCTTTTTTTCTGTATTCTGATAAATTCATTTTATACCTCTTGATTTCCTTTTATTACATATTGTGTTAATTTGTCAAGAGAAAAAATAACACAATGTGCATTATTTTTTTTAGTCTTTTATTTTTGCTTTAAAATATTACTTTTTGTGGTACACTATAAATAGTGAGGTATGTGATGACAGAGAACTGTATAAAGGAAATCCGCAAGCGTCAGGGTATAACCCAAACAGAACTTGCAAAGATGCTCGGTGTTTCGCAAGGTGCTATACAAATGCTAGAAACAGGGCAAAGAGGTTTAGATTTAGATTGGATGAACAAAATATCAAAAGCCCTTAATTGCGAACCGTGGGAATTACTGCCAAAGGAAATGCAGCCAAATATCACGCCGGAAGAAATGGAAGTTTTAAGGGCTGTAAGAAAAGCTAAGTCCATTGATAGCCAACAAAATAACGTTTCAACAACAACTAAAGCCGGATAACGAGGTATAAATGTATATAAGTCTTACCACTTTTATAATATTGTTTTTAATTGCACCAAATTTAGCTTTTTGGTTAGGTATAATTTACCTTTGCTATTTATACCCTACAATCTTTATTCCGTTACTGATAATATTATTCATAATTGCCGCATCAAATAACTAATTTTTTGTTTTTATCCGCTTTTATGGCGGTTTTTTTATGCCTAAATTAAAATTTCTTTTTCGTAATTTCAAACACTTATACGGTTTTCCACAAAAAATATCACATTTTGTGAAAATTTATGCTTGACATTATCACATTTTGTGTTAATCTAACCTCATCAACAACAGATAAGGAGATTTCAAAATGAATAATTTTATAGATTTCAACCAAATTAGAATTAACGCAGTTTTGGGTGTATGTGCTCGCCAAAGAGAATTAGTTGCCGAAAACAAAAAACTTCAAAAGAAACTCAATACCGAAAAGCTAGACTTCACCGTTGGGTGTATCGGTTTTAGTTGTGCAGTCCTTTTCATGATTGCTGTGGTCTTGTTTTAATGGGGGCTCTTGTAATCCACACGGCTTGTTTTTAATCCGCCCCCACCTTACTTTTGGAGATTTAGAGATGAAAATATTAACAGAAAAAGAAAAAGCAGAAAGATACACCTTAATTGAGGGGTACTTTTCAGACATATTACGCAAACGTGCCGACAAACTTGCCGGTGAACAAATCTATTACGATGGTTGGAAGAAACCACGCAATATGGATGAAACCGAACGTGAAGAGGAAGTAATCGAAACCTTTTTATCCGAAATGGACAATATAGGTTTTTATGAGTTTGCAGAGTTGATGGCACACGAAGTCTTTGGTGAGCCACTAAGCCAAAATAACCAGTTTTATGACAATGTTTATGGAGATTAACAATGAAAACAATAGATATTCGTGGAAAGTCTTACGTTACAGTTAATGAACGCTTAAAAGAGTTCAGAAACAATTTTAAGGACTATGCCCTTATTACAGAGATTATCGAATTAGGTTCGGATTATGCCACCGTTAAAGCCTCTATTTTTGATGATAAAGGGGTTTTAAGAGCAACAGGCTTTGCAAGGGAAGTTGTGGCTAAGTCGCCAATCAATAAATACGCTTTTCTTGAAAATTGCGAAACTTCCGCTATCGGTAGAGCCTTAGGCAACTTTGGTATTGGTATTGACGAGGCAGTATGCACAGCAGACGAGCTTATTCAGAAGTTATCTTATGAGGATAAACCCGAAAAGACGGACTTTGAAAAGACAGCCACGGCAGAAAAAAGAGCCAACACAATAGCCGTTAAAAAAGCTATTAACGAGGGCAAAGACGAACTTCCCGGTCGTACAGAAGAAAAGTTAAAAGACGACTTCACCAAGACACTTCAACACCTTGTCAACATCAAGTCTTGGAAAAACCTAAACAATACGCAAATAGACTTCATCAATCGGCTCTTAAAAGAGCTGCACGATAAGGGCTATGATGACGAGTACGATAAACTTTCAACATTATACAACAAACTTCAGTCAGAAGAACTGGCAGATGAGATTCAATTCTAGGGGGCAAAATGATTAAGATTTTATGTAAATTACTTCAAAAATTAACGGTCAAAGGCACGATTATTTATGATCGCAATGGCAAGTTAGAAAAGATAAAATGGTAAGTTTTTGGGGCGGTATCTTGTTGTTTGTATATTTCATGATAAATCTCCACCGCCCCACCTCAAAAGGATTAACAATGTTTATTAAGGATAAGTCAGAATTAAAATTAAAGTTTAGAGCCTTGTTTGAACAGGCGGAGAAGTTGATTGATGCCGGTGCTATTGATGTGGAAGTCAAAAAGCACGTTCACAAACGCTCAAACGAACAAAATCGCTACTATTGGCTTATCTGTTCAGAGGTTGCAAAATTTCTTGATGAGGCGGGTTTAACGTATGGTGAGTTGGATTATAGCCAAGACATTATCCACCTCATCAACAAGAAAAAAACCGGCATTAAAACGACAACAAAATTAAGTATCGGGGATTTCTGCAACTACATGACAAAAATTATTTTGTACTGGCAAGAAAAGACATCTTTTGAGTGGATGCCGTCAGAATTACCGGCAATCTATTTGGCTCAAAGA